TCAGCCCCGAGAGCGGAGGTGCGGACGCGCAGGTAGAGCCGATCCCAGTCGGTCTCGGGGGTGCGGAGCACCCGGCGGCATTGCTCTAGCTGCTCGTCGAAGTCGAGCTCTTCTTCGTTGAGGGCGGGGTCGAGCTCGACTCGGGTTCCTTTCCCTCAGAAGGCCAGCCGTTGCGCTCCCACATGATGAACTCGTAGATCTGGCGGATCAGGGCGCCGGGCATGGCGTCGGTGTCCTCGTCCGTCCAGTCGGTGGTGGGGGTCCAGCCGCTCTCGGGCATCTGGGCCTGGCCGCGCATCTGCATGAAGAGCGTGACGAAGTTGGCCCGCTGCTCTTCGGCGCTCAAGACGCCGTCGGAGAGGGCCTGGACGTCTTCGGCGTACTCGAAGAGGTAGTCCTGGTTTTCGTCAGCACTGATGTTGCTGAGGATCTGGAGGGCCTCGGAGGCTTTGATCTTGTGATCCTTGGCGATTTTCTGTGCAAGCTGCATCGAGCGGTAGGTGCTGCTTGCATGCTCTTTGTTGAGCTTGTCAAACCGCTTGGTTTCACCAGGAGTGAAGTCGTGGTACACGGGAAACCGGAAGGCTCCGATTTCGTGGTACTCATCGGCCTCAAACAGGATGCTGTACTTGCTCATGATTGGTCGCTATCGGGAGCTCTACGTTCCAGCCGCGTCTTGGAGTGGGCTGGTCCAGTAGTTCATCGGGCAGTTGCACATCCAGACTAGCGCTCTTATCCGATAAGCGTATCAAGCGGTGTGTGTGACCCGCCTCTACATAGAGGGCTCCGCATTTAAGAATGAGGTCTTCAATAGTGCAATTAACGGCGTAGACAGTGCGAGTGGGGTTGTTGAGGAGTTCCATGGCGCAGGCGGGCATGAAAAAAGGCCCCCGTTCTCGGGGGCCCTATGGGCGGGCCGGGGATCAGGCGGTGCGGAAGCTGGCGCTGAGACCCTGGAGGCCGGTGCGGTAGCCCGAGGCCGAGGCGGCGCCGGTGCCGTCCACAGCCTGGGTGATGGCGCCGTCGGCGACGACCAGGCGGTAGATGGTGGCGGCGGCCAGGTCGGCGGTCGGGTTGATCGTGACCACGTTGGAGGCCAGGGACACGGCGGCGGGGACGCGCTCGCCGGTGGAGGCGTTCTCCAGGCGGAAGCCGGCACCGTCGGGATCGGCCAGGGCCAGTTGGGTCAGGGCCACCGTGCCGTCGGTGTAGGTCACGGTCACGCTGGCGTCCACAGCCACAGCGTCGGCGTTGTTCACAGGCAGAACAGCGGCCTCGCGGACGCCGTCAGCCAGGAACAGCAGGCCGGTCTGGATGCCACCGAAGGCGAGGGCGGCGGCACCAGCGTTGTAGCGGCCAAACACCGGGCGGCCACGGGACATCAGGTCGAAGGAGATCTCGGTGAGACCTTCGGCGTTGATCTGCTCCTGGTAGTTCTGGATCACGGCGTTGAAGCCGGTGAAGTCGTACAGGAAGTCGCCGGTGGAGCCGTCGACCTGGCCCATCTCCTTCAGGAACTCGATGTAGATCTCGTAGTCCTTGTTGTAGCGGGCACGCTGGATGAGGTTGAAACCTTCCTCGTAGTCGCCACGGAAGATGGGGGCCGTGTCACCCGCAGGGATCTGCGAGTCCTTCATGAAGTAGGTGGTGACCGACGCTTGCACACCGGAACCGGTGATCACGCTGTCGTTCCAGCCGTCGTCACCGAGGAGGCGGAACTCCTGGTTGTTGTCCGAGATCTGGAAGCTGGTCTGGCGCACACCCTGGATCTCGATGTAGCGGTTGCCCGCAGCCAGGGTGGGAAGGGTGATGAAGCCGGAGCTGTCGCGGGTGGCGAAGTAGCGGCTGGGAGGGGTCAGGTCCACGGCACGGACAAGGGTCCGGTGAGCCTTGTGGAACGAGAGCCCGATGGCGTAGTCGGCCATGGTGGTGACTCCTTAGGGGATCGGGGGGTTCATGACAGCTCCGCGAATGCGGGCTGTCGCGGCTTCGTATGTGGCCTCGGTCCGGGCCATGTACGTGACGCGGTCTCGGGGGAAAGCCCGAGCCAGGCGACGGCAGATTTCCCGCAGGGTGACGGGCATCTCCGTGCCTTCACGAGTTCCGTAGTTGGTGAAGCGGACGGTCCATGTCTCCAGCGAGATCACGCACCCCACGGAACCAGGGGATTCGATCTCGGGGACCGCTTCAATCGTGGTCTCGATGCCCTGGATGGTCCAGTTGGAGGGAACCATCGCGGGGCCCACGACGTAGACAGCCGGCGTGCGGCTGCCATCCGGGAGCTGGTAGAAACCGGGCCAGGTCTCCACAGGGCGGAGGAGGCCGGTGCTGCGGTCGTACAGATCGAGAATGTGGGTCTCGATGGTGCGGCGCAGCGTGGTGACCGGTTGCCAGGTGGTGGTCATCGCAGACCTCCACGGAGTACATCACCCAGCTCTTCGCCGAAGATCTGGGGAAGCTCGGCAATGGGATCCCGTGTCCAAGGGCGGCCGGGGAAGCGTTCGCCCTCGGTGGTAACACCACCTTCGTGAACCTGGGTTGCATAAGGGGCAGACCAGCGGAAGGTGATCACGCCCTCGGGGGAGACCGTGTGGGACTGGCTGTCGCGAAGACGGCCGGTGTCCACGATGTCCCGAGTGCGCGGTGGGGTGGGGTAGTCCCAGTCGCGAGCGTTGAACTCCTCGCGGAAGCGGGTGCTCAGCCGGGCGGCGGTGCCGTCCATGGCCTTGCGCATCGCTGCTTTGAGAACGGCGGTGGGTAGGGGCTGGGCCATCAGCCGGGCCCTCCCACGATGCGGAAGGTGCCCTGGATGGCTTGGCGCAGGTCGCGGCGGTGGGCCGCGTCCATCGACAGGTCGAAGGTCAGCTCGAAACGGCCTCGGGAGCCGTTGATGCGGGCCTCGGCCTGCGTGCCGTTGGTGATGCGCGGGTCGAGCACCGCTGGGGAGAGCAGGCGGCCCGCACAGCGGTACACCGTCTCGTCCACGCCGGGCTTGCCGTCCCAAGCCGGCGCCTCAAGGGTGAGGGCGGCCAGGTACTCCACGGTTTCGGTGAGCTGGACTGGGTTGCCGGTCTCGGGGTCCACTGCCGCAAAGCCGGTGCCCAGCTTGAAAGCGAGCTCGGCGTTGCCCCAGGGGGCGTAGGCGGCAAGGGTCGAGGCGGCGATGGCCATGGCTACAAAGCGAACCCCGTCAGGGGCAGGGCCTGGCTGAGCGCCAGGTAGTTCTGCCCGTAGTGGGTGGAGCGGAGCTGCTCCCCGAGGGCGGCACCGCTGGGGGTGCCCACCTGGGCGCCGATCTGCATGGTCCGGGTGGCCAGCAGATGGGCGGCCAGGTAGCTGGTGGCGGCGTCCTGCTGGCTGCCCCAGATGGTGCTGGGAACCAGGGTCGCCGCGTCGAGCAGAGCGGCCTCCACCACCGAGAGCGATTGCTCGCCGAACTCGGGGAAGCGGAGGAGGAAGTCGCTGCTCGACAGGGTCATCAGCCGTTGCCCTCAGTGATTGCGGTCATCCGCTTGGCGATGGCGTTCTTCAGCCGGATCCGCTGTTCCTTGGCGTCCCAGCGTTGAAGCTGGTTCAGGTCGAGGCTCGCCTCAACCAGTTCCAGCGCCTTGCTCAGAGGGAGGTCGGCGATGGAATCGGTCGTGGCGGCCGGGGCCACGGCGTCCTCGGGGGCGTCGTGGTCAACCCGGAGTGCGCCCAGGGACAGCAGGCGCTTCACCACCTCGTACTCCTTGATGCGCTCCCAGACGGCCTCGGGGAAGCCCCGAGTCACGCCGGCAGCGATCTGGATCGATTCAGTGTTGGCGCCTGCACCAATGAAGCTGAACCCGATGGTGCATTCCTTGTCCATCGGGGGGTTGTCCAGCTCGGGGCGATAAACCAGGATCATGACTCGAAGAATGCGGCGGTTAACCAGTCCAGATTAGGTGGGGAAAAAGCGCGGGATTACGCCTTCTCCATCACCATCACGCTCTTCGGGTAGTAAAGAGCGAGACCGCCGATGCGAGCATGCGCTGCAACGGAGAACTCCAGGTTCTTGCGCAGGGGAGGCAGGAACTCCAGAGGCTGGGGAATGTGCAGTTGCAGCTTGTCGGGGCTCCGGTCGTACACCATGATCCGGTCCTTGGGCAGGTAGCCGCTGGACTTCGACGCTTCGAGCTCGTTGATGGGCTCGATGGCGTTGATCATCGGGTTGGTGCGGAGGAAGAACTCCATCACCGTGGTGTCGGAGGTGGTCGACCTCGGGGTGGTGCTGATGATCCGGTACACGTTGTACGGGACCAGCATGGTGTTGGGCGACTCCTTCATGTTGGAGCCCTGCACCAGGCGAGTCGGGGCCTCGTTGAGGAGGGCCAGCATCTCGTCGGTGGTCACACCGGCCGTGTCGAACCACTTGTCGGGGACAAGCTTGTCGACTTGGTCGTTGTTGAAGAAGCCCTTCATCCCGGAGGGGGCTTCGCCGAAGTAGGCGATCTCCTGCACCTTCTCCTCGTAGGCGCGGCGGACGGCGTTCGCCCGGCGCTGTTCGAGGTTCATGCCCGGCACCGTCGAGGCGGCGCGGGTTTCCTGGATGGTGTAGGCGAAGCTGCCACCGATGGACCGCACCGGGTGGGTGACCTCCCGGCGCAGGATGTCGGTGCGGGGCAGATCGTCGGCCTTATCGCCGATGACCTTCATGCTCCCCTGCTTGTCGAAGACGCGGTAGGTGAAGCTGTTGGCAGCAGGACCGACCTCGGTGGAGATCGGGATCAGAGACGAGTACTTGATGTCGGCGTACTCGACCTCGAAGGTGCGAGCCAGGATCGTTTCCAGCTCGCGAGCAAGGAAGACGCCGACCTCGTCATTACGGATTTGAGTGGGCATGGCTAGGGGCTCCGTGATCAGGTGTCGGCGGCGAAGGTGGCAGCCGGCAGGTCAAGCTCCAGCAGCACCAGGCCAGCTCCGGTGGTCTCAGAGAGCCAACGGGCACCGGTGCTGATCGCCGTCGTCTTGGTAGTCGAAGCGGTCTTGCAGAAGCGACCCAGGTAGGCGCCGGCGACCGTTGGGTCGTTGGCGGTGTCCCAGAAGCGGACTTCATCGCCCAGAGCGATGGCCTCGGTGGTATGCACCCAGACCACACCCTTGGAGAGGACGTTGATCGTCTGCTTGTCGGGGTAGCCGACGCGCCCGTCGCTGTAGACGGGGGTCGGGTTCGGCACGTAGGCCGAGCCGCCGGTCTGACCCTCCATGGTCAAGGTGCTGATCGCGAGGCCCACGATGCCGGTGGCACCGGTGGCAATCTCCACAGCGAAGGGGTCGTTGCTGGTCGGCGAGTTGTCCGTCATCACCAGCACCCCGAAGGGGATGGCGGCGCCGGACTGGTTGCGGTAGCTGCGAGACACGTATGCCTGCAGGTCGGCAACCATGCCCTCATGGCCTTTGACGAGGGTCTGGGGGTAGGTGCCCTGGGCCCCGGCGGGGTTGGACACGGTGGTGGGGGTGAACGAAACAGCCATGGAAGGAGCTCCTTACTTGGTGGCGGTCAGGGGACGCTTCCAGGCTTCGACCTGCTTGGAGCGATAGGTCGAGACCGGGTCAGCGGTAGAGCGGCCCGCGCCGCGCAGGGCGGTGCGGAGCGATTCGCTGCTGTCGCTGCGGTCCTCGTCCTCGTCTTCGAGGTCGTCGTCCTCTTCGTCCTCGGGGTCGTCGCCGGCTTCCTCGTCCTCGGGGGAGTCGGCGCGGGCGGCGAGGATGCCGTCAACCACGCCCTGGATGTAGGCGGGGGCGGCGTCTTCGCGGGGGGCGGAACCGGTGAGGTTCTCGAATGCCTGCTTGTACAGGGCCTCGTCGTCGATCCCGTCGAACTTGAAGTCGTCAGCGAAGGCCGGGGCCAGTTGACGCAGGGTGTTCAGACGAGCAGTGACGAGCTTGTCGATCTCAGCGGTGTCGAGCCGGGGGGCAGCCGCATCGAACTCGTCCACGCGCTTTTGCAGCTCGGTGACGCGCTCGTCGGCGTTCTCCTTCTCGTAGATGGTGGCTTCGAGATCTTCCTGCAGAGAATCGAGCTTCGACTGGAGGGTGTCGCGCTCGGAGGTCACAGCTTTGAGTTGGCGCTCCATGTCCCTGGCGAAGGACTGGACCGCCGTTGCTGCTTCTGCGGGGAGGTCGATCTCCAGGCCGTCCAATTTGACGGTGGCCATAGCGGGAGATGCAGTGGGTAGGGGCTGGAGCGCCGGCCCGCCGGGGCGGGTCAGCTCTGAATCGCAGGAGACAGCGTCGGCTGCATCCATGCGGTCCATGAGCAATCGCACCTCGGGGCCAGCCCGGCCTCGGGGGACGATGGCGATGTGGTTGACGCGGATGTTCCGCTGGACACCGTCGTAGGACTCGCCCTCGGGGGTGATGCCGGGGGTGGGTTCGAAATCCACGCGATAACCAGCGGACACCTCAGTGGCGTCCTTGCGCTTGATACTTTCGATCGCTTCTTTGTCAGTGATGACAAGGGCGACCTCGACAAAACCATCGTTGAAGCGAACTTGGCTACCGGAGTAGCCAATTTGGAACTTCTTGGTATTGTCAGAATCAAGCAGTACTGGAGGGTGTCCCCACGTTGCGGGTTTCATCCCGAACGTTGTGAGGGATTCAGGGTTACTGACTTCCTCAGGGGGGCGGTACTCCCGTACCTGCGAACCATCGGCGCGACGATAGAGCTGAGTGCCCGTTCGGGCAGCTCGGCACCACACACGGAGGTATCCCTCCTCGGTGGTTTCACTCCGAGTGATCGGGGCGAAATCGAAGCGGCGAACCGATGCGTTCATGCCTACAGATTACGGGGTTGAGATGAAAGTAGTAGCGTTAGTCGATGAGCGTATTGATCCCGTGGCTATTCACCGGCAGTTGATGCTGTGTAGGCGTATCCGAGCGCTACGGGAGAAGGCTGGGCTCACACAAAATGAGGTCGCTGAGCGACTTTCTGTCAGTCAGGCGGCGTATTGCAGGCTTGAGCGGGGAGAGATTGAGATTTCGCTCACGCGAATGCTTGCTCTCGGGGAGCTGTATGGCGTGTCGATGCACCAACTGCTGGAGGGGCTTTAGCGGTAGGTCTCCGAGTGCCAGACCACAGCGCCACCGGCGATGAGCTGCTGGCGCTGCTCCACAGCGCGGTCAGCGGGGATCATCAGGGACTGGGCGCCGGCCAGATTCCAGAACCAAAGGCGAACCCAGCCGGTGGGGTTGGTGCGGGGAAGCTTCACGGCCTCGGGGGTAGCTGAGGCAGTCTGGCGAGGTCACTCCTCCCAGGACGTAGCGCTGCGGAGGCCGAAGTCGGAGAGGCGGGCGCTGGCGATGAGCTGGGAGTTGGGGACGATGGGGGTGCCGAAGGGCTGCTGACGTTGCTTGGCCAGGCGAGCTTTGCGCTCGGGGTCCAAGGCTTTCCAGACCTGGACGGGTTTGAGCCCGAGGTCGGCGGCTTGTCGACGGATGTCGTTGGCGCTCAAGAACTTCAAGTCCCGCTCCAAAGCCACTCGTTGGCCCGTCTGGAGCTGGGCCGTCAAGATCCGCCGACTCAGTCCAGGGATGCGTGGTTGATCAGCACCGCTGACGAAGCGGGAGCGGGGCCGTCGGGCCTCGAAGAGGACGTCTGCTTCCAGAGCGTCGTGGTAGCGATTGATGGCGAGCTCGTAGGGCTCCCAGCCGCCACGGTTGTAGTAATTCTCGGCTTTTTCACGAATGTTTACGGTAACGCCCTGATAGCGTGAAGCAAAGTCGTTCTGATCCAAGCCAACAAAGCGCGGCAAATTGTAGAGATCATTCATCAGGTTCTTAACACCATCCCGATCGTGCATCGGATGGGAGGGGTCATCCAGTTGGGCCGCAAAGCCGAAGTCCACGATGGCCACCTTCTTGGAGCGGGGGTGGACCAGGACGTTGCCGGCGTGGATATCACCGTGGGACACGCCCTCGATGTGGAGCTTGCGGAACTCGCGGAGGGCTTTGATCTGGACGATCAGAGGGGCGTCCGCGATGGTGCCGAGATTGGGACCGGGATAGACCGAGCCGATGGGCTTGTACCCCTGCATGTGGGACATGATCAGGGTCTGGGTCCGCATCTCCCCGTCGGGATCGCGGGAGCCGCTCAAGGCCAAGGGCTCGGGGACGTTGGCCCCGGTGGCGTGGGCCTTCCCGAGGACGTCGAACTCGATGGAGGGGTCGAAGTCAGGGTCACGGAAGACCTTGATCCCGTACTTGCCTGAGGTGTGAACGAAGTAGGTGCCGAATGCACCGTCCCCGGCTTGGCAACGTGGCGTGCGGATCGCCGCGTCAAACTTCGCCGGGGCCAGGACCTTTCCCAAGCCGCTTCCGCAGATGGCGTTGAGCTCGGCCTGGCGGCGGGCTTGGGTGGCCTCGAAGACGTCCCACTTCTGGCCGCCGGCCATGGCCTCGTCGGCGATGCGCTGGGCGTCCTCGGGGGACAGCTTGGGGTTGTTGCGGGGGTTCTCAGGCGAGTTGCGCCACTCCTCGCGGGTGGGCACAGGGCCCTTGCGCGTGCGTTTGGACAATAAAGCGGCTCCT